CTCCCCGATGGGATCTGGACAATTAAACAGTCTATAGCCCCTGCCATAGACTTCAATACTGAAAAAACATTTCTGAGAACCACTCTTATAGAACAAAAGTTTGGAAAAGCTTTTCTGAAAACTGATCTTATAGAATGTAACCAGGATGTAAAAATAGAGCAAATGAAAGTGCTGGACGAAATTTGGTTCTATATCCAGGCAGCAATCTCAGCCTCAAGCCAGTGCAATAATATCTTAGCTATGAAGCTGTATAAGAATGCAAATACTATGTTAGATAACTTCATTAGAGGTAGATGTAGTGGTACTACAAATACTCTCTGGTGCTAAAAACTAAGGAGCATGGGATGTCAATCAACCAAATGCAAAAACCCAGACTGCAATACCTATGCTGCAGCATGTCAACTTGTTAATGGGTATTGTAGAGCATGTTGGGAAAAAATACAACAAAAGAGTGCTTATAAACTATTACGTAAATGTTTAGCTTTCTTCTAAAGACTTGTACAAGCTGTGATAATCTTGAAGATGCTATATGTTCTATTGATGCAGTCCTTGCTCAATATGGCAAAAATGCCTGGCAAAATACTGCTTTCATGACCATAAAGCCTACTCCTCACCTAAAGGTTAGGCAACTATTATATTATAAAGAAATACTGAATAATCTAAGATGGAACCAAGACTTCTATTGTTCTTATAGTTATTCAACTATAGTATCAAGAGTAAGAGCACTAACAGGGGGAGAGTTTAGGATAGCAAGAAGAATGAAGGCAGGACCGTTCACTACAACCACTACTACTACAAGCACTTCTAGCACAAGCACTACCAGCACTACGAGTACTTCTACTACTAGTACAACAAGTACTTCAACTTCTAGTACTACATCTACTACCACTTCTACAACTACTCATAGTACTACTTCAACAAGTACATCTACTACTACTTCAACGACTAACACGACAACAAGTACTACTAGTACATCAACAACAAGCACTAGTTCTACTACAAGCTCAAGTACGACAACAACTACTACAACTGCAGGAGGACCGGTAGTAATTGATTTTACAACAGTCAATGGAATATCTAATTCTAGTGGAGTTTGGACAGTACCTGGGGGAGGCTCTGATTATGGGCACACTGGGCTGGCAACTCTCAAACTAGCTGCAGGGGTAGATGGTATAATTTATTTTGATGGTACTAGTGTTCGTGGAGTTCTAGGATTTTCAACTGCTAATTCTTTAACTGCATTTGGTAGTATGATAGCAGGTATAGTAATGGATGACATTAGTATATATAAGATTGATGGAGGAGCAGTTACTGGTCCATTAGAAAGTACTGTAACTTCAAACAAATATGGAATAAGAAGGACTGGTAGCACTATAACAATAGAAAAATCATCAAATGGAGGAGCATCATGGTCAGTTGTATCTACACTATCAAGTACTTCTTCTGCTAATCTCTTCATTGTTTGTGATATCAATGGTGCAGGTCATCTGGATCATCCAATAGGGTTAAACATAGCATAATATTAAATATATGGCTTGTAAAGATTGTCTATTAAATTGTTCTGAAATAGTATCGGATCAATGTGTTCAGTACACAGGGCCTGAAATTCCCTTGCTTGGTATCTGCACAGGGGATACTCTTTCATCTTTTGAAGCAGCAATTGCTGCTGAAGTGGTGGGTATATTAGATGGTACAGGAATTGAGCCTGCTAACCTAACTATTAGTTGCTCTTTCCTACAAGATATCATAGGAGTATCTTCTCCTACTCTAAGTAACGTATTACAGATGCTGATAACTGCATCTTGTACTCTGAAAGATCTTGTTGATGACATAAATATAATAATTGCTGATAATCCAGTATTCAATACAGCTTGTCTTACAGGACTTCCTTCAAGTCCTACCAGAGATGATATTCTACAAGCTGCAATAACTTTACTCTGTTCTGTTAAAACTACAGTAGATGCCATACCCACAACATATGTTAAAAATTCTGATCTGACAACACTTGTTACTCAAGTTGTCAATAACATAAATGGAGGAGGAGGCACAGTCGTACAGAACTATACAAAGATGGTTCCTTATACAGCAGTAGCTTATTTTGGACCACTATCTAACTTTGATGCTGGAGGAATAGGTATTAGTACTTTAGGATTCAGTAAATTGTACATCTGTAATGGACAAAATGGAACTCCAGACCTAAGGGGTAGGACAATTGTAGGGGCTATTAGAAGCGTTCCTGGTGGTGCACTTGATGCTGCAGTAGATCCAGCAGTAAATCCTAATAATCCAAACTGGGCAGTAAATGATAGAGGTGGGGAGACTTTCCATACATTATTAACATCAGAAATGCCTGCCCATATCCATGGAGTAACTGATCCTGGTCACCAGCACTACTCTGCCTATAGGGGGGCTCTATTGCCTCAATCTGGTAATTCAACCCAATGTTGGGCAGGAGCAACTGACTCTTCCAAATTGACAAGTGTATCACTGACTGGCGTAACAATTCAAAGTACTGGTGGAGGACAACCTCACAACAATATTCAGCCTTCTCTATCTGCCTATTATATAATGTATATTCCTTAATCTAATATATGGCTTGCACTAATTGTACACAATCAACTGCATCTATAACAGGATTCATTCCTGCCAATTGCTCAGAACCAGCTTCCTGCTTTCAGGATGCAGGTTGTGTTGTATATACTGGCCCAGCCCTTAGCTGCTCAGGTATTGCTACAAATTCTAATCTGGAGACTATCCTCCAAACCATAGATCCATTGCTTTGTGCATCTACAGGAGACTATTCTACATATAACACATATTGCCTAGCTCCTATTACAACTCAAAAGCAGTTCGTTGAAACCATCTCAAGTTTTGTATGTACCCTTAGAGATGACTTTGATGAGTTTGTAGATACAACATATGTTGCTGATCAAAGTAGTATAGATAGTAGGTTAGATGCATTAGAGGTTCCTGGGATAACATGTAGTTCAGCTGGAGTAGTTAATACAGATACACTCCAACAATTACTGACTAAGTATTGTACAAAATTTGGAACTATTGATAGTGCTATCAATCCTTCAGCAGCCAATTGGAATTCATGTTATGTGGTAACCCCTCCTACAACAATAACTGGAGGATTCAATACTCTAATTGCCCAAATATGTATTCTAAAGGCTCTTGTAGAGAGTGGAACTTCATCATTGCCTACATTTAATAATGTAGGAAGCTGTCTTCCTGCACCTCTCACTACAGCAGATAGTCTTGTAGATACAGTAAATAAGATCAAAGTAAGATTGTGTCAAACTGGTACGATAGATACTACAGCTCTGACATTTGGGTGTGTAAGTAACTCAGTATCAAGTGGAACAGATCTCCAAAGTACTCTACAGAACATTCTGACAAAGGTTACACAGATTGCTCAAAATTTACCCACAGAATGGTCAGCAGACTTTGACGTAACAAATGTTGATAATGGAGACTTGTGTCTAGGTAAAGAAGTTGCCTTAGCTACTCCTTCAACACAAGATAGATTTGTAGCAGCAACTACTTCGGATACATCCCCAGGAGTGCTGCAGAATAAACTTGTCGCAGGTACTAATGTCACCCTTGATTATGTTACTACCCCTGGGTCTGTGATAATCAACAATACTGGTGGATCTGGTACTGGAGATCATAAAGTAGCTGTAAATTCAACAGACCCAAGTCCGGATTATTTAGGGGTAAAAATCATTACAGGAGGCCTTACTAATGGAATACAGGTAACTCCTACTGTAGATATTATAAATAATGTAATTACTTTAGATGTTACAGTAGATACAGTTACTCTATTTCAATCACTTATAGATACTTTAAGTAGTGATTCAGGGTTATATGCTAGTTTCTGTGCAGCAGTTGCTGGATGTCCTTCTCCTTGTGATGCTCCAAGTAATGTAACTGTAACATATCAAAGTGGTACAACATCTACCACAACAACTACAACTACTACACCTTAATAAAAACCAATGAGTAGTATAGCTAATATATGTTGGTCTTTCGTTCCTGGATCTTTAAGCACACTTGTTGAATACAAGGTGAGTGGGGATACTACATGGATACAACCAACTTCGCCAAATAATCCTACTACTAACAATTGCTACCCTATCCCAATTGATGATAATGTTTACTATGATGTGAGGCTGACAACAAATGGAATAAGATGTGCTCCCAAATCCAGAACAATACAGATTGTTAGGCCAATAGGATGTTGTCCATCAGGATATATATTGTCTGAAGATGGTACATACTGCTTACAGGTAAATGAGACTGCAGCTACTCCTCCAAGCTCTCCAGAATCTACAGTAGCAAAAACTAACGTTTTCTATTCAGATTGTGGAAGTTATATATATGATACAGGTTATTCATCAGATGGTACAGGGACATCTACTCAAATATCAACAAGTAATAGCTTTTGGAGAAATGGGTCAGGAACTTGTGCTGCTGATGGAAATACCTCTAATGGTCCTATGAATAGATGTGCTCTCTGGTCAGTTTCTGAATTGAGTAATCAGGATATAGGATTTTCTGTCTGTGTGAATGTAAGCTCTCCTCAGACATATTATATAGGGTTTGGTTGTGATAATTATGGAATCCTTAGAATTGATGGTAGCACTATCATACAACAGGATCCAACTGCTCTTGATATACAATATGGAATAATAGGAGCACCTTTCCATGTTTGGCATATTTATCCAGTAACACTGACAGCAGGGAATCATATCATAGAAATGGTAGGTCATAATGTTGCTCCTCCTGCAGCCATGGGAGCAGAAATATATCAGAATACCATAGCTGAGATCATATCAGCAACTTCATATGGAATGCTAAATGTGGTTTTCTCTACCAAAGACTATGTTGGGCAAGATGTACAACTTGGCACAGATGGTATTGGATATACCTGCCCTTCAGGATATTCATTGGTTTTTTGTGAGGGGCCTGCTTTCTGTAGGCAGGTGCTTACCACTGCTGTAATTGAATGTACCACAACAACTACTACTACTACTACAAGTACTACAACTAGTACTACGACCAGCACTACCTCAAGTACTACCACAACAACAACTACTCCATAATGGCTAATATAATAATTGATTATACAATCCCCTTTGGGGCAAGTCTTAGGATAGGATATAGAATTCAAGCCTCTTCAAGTGCTTTTACATATCTGACCACTTTCCCAACATATAATGATTCTCCGTATACTATCTCTGGTTTACCTATAGGGAACTATGAGGTAGAACTGACAACCATTTGTCCTAATTGTACAGGAGGAGTATTTGGTGAACCTCAAATATATCCCGCAACTAGTCAGTAATACCTCTGTTTTTTGGTTTTTCAGAGGTAGCCCTAACATTTCTATGTTGGGGCAATTCTTTTTAATGCATTGAGTGTAAACATAACAGGTTGGCTATTGGAAATATCAAGAATATTATCTAACTTTACATCCCGTATAGTATTAATAATGAACAAATTATATAGATGTCTGACAATCAAGATCTTATAGAACAGCTAAAGAGGCTGCTATCTCAAAAAAAATCAAAAGATTTCTACGCAAGAAAGCTTGGAATAACTCTTGAAGAGTTGAATGACCTGCTCAAAGTAACAAAAGGGAACTCTGGAAGAGTATCAGAAGATGAACTTTATAGCTTTTTGAAAATAGAAGAAGATGTGGAGAAGGAAGAAGCTGAAATTACGATTAATGTAAAGGAGCAAATTAGAACCCTAGAGGAGTTAATAGAGAAGTGCAAAATTGATACAAAGCTCTGGAACATAGATAGGTATGTACAGAATATATGGGGATCTCCTAGTAACCCCTCTTGGCAAGTGAAAGCTTGGTTGTCTAAGAAAACCCCAGTTGATAATTTCCAGAAAATTTTCATAGATTTCCTCAAGACCTATAAACCGTCTGTCTATGAACAGACTGCCCCAAGCACTGCCCCACACCTCCCCAAAGGGTGCCTAGTAATAAATAAACAAGACCAGCACTTAAATAAGTTTGATATATTAGGAAATAATTCCATGGGTAAGAGGTTCCATACGATATATGAAAGAACTAAGAGAATCCTTCACCAATCGACTACTTCAAACAGACTTGAAAAGATTTACTATGTAATAGGAAGTGATCAGTTCAATGCAGAGTGGATGGGAACTACTACTAGGGGAACAAAGCAGGAAAACATTGATACCTACCATCAGAGCTTTGAAAGGATATGTAATCATGAAATAAATATGGTAAATCTCTTACTGAATCATTCAGGAGATGTAGAGATTATATACGTATCGGGAAATCATGATGAATATGCTGGATGGCATCTAATAACTTGGCTGAAGGCTTACTATAATAGAACAGCAGGAGTAAAATTTGATACTTCCCCCAGGTATAGAAAATATGCAAGATATGGAAAAAATGCTATCATGTTTAACCATGGAGATGCTATCAAACCCCCAAAGCTTGCGAATATGTTCCCTATTGAGTTCAAGAATGAGTGGTCTAATTGTGATAACTACTATATATTCACAGGTGATAAGCACCATGAAATAACCATGGACTTCCATGGAATTATGTTTTTCCAACTACCTGCTCTATCAAAAGCAAAATCCTTCTGGGATGATAAACAGGGACACACTTGCACTAAATCTGAGCTTGTGGCCTTTGTAATAGATGAAAATGATGGGGTGACAGGTATATTAAAGCAAAAAGTATAATGGCAACCTTGAGACAAGTAGTTTCTCGTGTAAGATCACTTGACAAAATGTTGAATAGTGACAACACCATAACAGATAGAGTGATAGCCACTGAGCTTAAGAGCAAAGCTACGTTCTACATCAGGAGAGAAACTGATAAGAGAAAACTTTGGAACACTTCGACTATATTTACAAATATCCCTTGTGTGGAAATGACAGAAGTTCCAACGGCAGACTGCTGCGATTATGTTTCAGATCAGTATGTAGCAAGAAGTAAACATAAATTACCAAAGATCTCTGATGGTATATATGGACTCCTAATACATGGTGTATTCTCTGTGGATAATTCAAGAAGGCTGAAAGAGATAACTCTAAGTAGATATATTAATCTCCTAAAGTTAGGATTGCCAACCAACGATATATACTATTGGATATATGATAGGTACTTATATATATCTTCCCCTAAGGTTGAAGTAGCCAGCATATGGGCCTATTTTGAAGAGGATGTATCGACTGACTTACTTTATCCAGATTGTCCTTGTACAAGTCAAAACAAACCAAATCCCTGCACAAATCCTCTTGACCTAGAGTTTAAGTGCCCTGGGTATCTTGAAGATGTAGTAACTAAAGATTGCCTCCAAGTCCTACTCCAAACTTATTATAGAGTACCAGTTGATCATACATCAGATAACAAAGATGACCAAGTAAATAAAACATAATGGATACTTTAGACAGCTTAATGAGAAAAGGATATAGAATCTATAGGGTTAAAATGAAATTAACTAATACAGTTAGAGAGTACTTTAAAACTCGGATGAACCTGCTAATAGATTACCATGAAGTTTTAAAAGTAATTACAGTAAGAGATGCCAAGAGTGAGGGTACAATATAGGACAGGATCAAGAGAAGCATATGATAAATTCTGTGCAGCTCATCCTAGTATAGATATCTCCTTTGATAAATGGAAGGAGATCATTTATACATTTAATTATAACTTTAGAGATCATATTCTTGAGACCGGAGATAGATGTAAGCTCCCTTGGGGGCTGGGAACTTTCTCCATAAGCAAGAAGAAAAGTAAAAAATTCATCACTATAGATGGCAGGGAGCATGTAGTTATGCCTATTGATTGGGTAAAGACCCAAAAACTAGGTAAGAGAGTATATCACTTAAATACTCATACTGATGGATATAGATTTAAGTGGTATTGGTTCCCAGTCGATGCTAGATTTCAGTACACAGAAATATGGGTTTGGAAGCCAGCCAGATTAAGCTCCAGAAAACTGGCAGAATATCTAAAACGCCCTAATTCTCCCTATCCACAGATCTACAGAGAGTGGGAGAGAAAACGAAACTAAGATGTCATATTACTACAAGTATAAGTTCGTATCACCCGATTCTCTTTTTGCAAGAGTAAAAGAAGAAATGAAAAGTTACTTCGATGCAAATGCAGTAGATGATCTGATGTTTCCTATATGGACTTCAAAATGCCTCCAAAAGCTGGGAAGATCTTCTTATAAGATTGTCTCAGCATTGTTATTTATGGACAATTTTGAGGCTAAGCTCCCCCCTGATTTCATTGCCCCTAGGGAAGTTTGGCTAACTGCTGAGCTACTCTCACCAACATTTAGAAAACCTGGTGCTTTCTACCAGAATATTACCACAGTATTAAATAAGCCATATGATCCGTGTGACCCTGCACTCAATTGTGATCCTTGCAATCCTGACATAATTACTGTTGTAACAAAAACTCAGACAGAGGTTACTCAACCTATAAGATTAAAGTATCTCTTAACACCAGGTAACATACATTCAAAACAAGGATGTGATTCTTCTTTGGGATGTATGAATAGTAATGCCAGAGCTTTTGGGCTGTGTAAGGATGACCTCACATTTGATATAAGAGATGGCAAACTTGTCACAAGTTTCAGGCAAGGTGATGTATTTCTTATATACTATTCAGATCAGAGAGATGATGCTGGGCAGCAATTAATACCCGACAATTACAGAATACAAGAGTTTATTGAAGCTTTTCTTAAACAGAAAGTGTTCGAACAACTGTACAATCAGGTAGTGGATGAGACCTTTAATCAGATTGAAAAAAAATATATCTTCTACAAGCAATTAGCAGATGAAGCTTATATACTAGCTGATATAGAGATCAAGAAAGAAACAATCTATAAGAAAGCTCAAAATATAAGGAAAGATAGACACAGATTTGATCCTTACGCTGCAGCAATGTATGGAGATTCCTGGAGGTGGAGGGGAGGATCATGGCCAGCAAGTTCTTGGGGATTAAATAATTAAGTAGAGAATGGGAGAAATTAGACCAAATAATGCATATCTAGGTATGAACCTAGATTCTATCATAAGCCAGGTTAAACCAGGTCAGGTAACATTTGCTCAAAATGCACAAACTGCTGGTTTTGAAGGTAATATGATTGTCTATCAAAATGAACAGGCCAATGAGATCTGTTTTATGATCCCCTCAGGGTACAAGGTAATTGGTACTCATAATATAGTAGAAAGGGATATAATAATTATATTTCTTGTAAACCCTACGACAGGGGAATCTGAGATAGGAAAGGTAGTAGGTTGTACATATAGCACTATAATAAATGCGACTTGCCTGAATTTTAATCTGAATAATCCTATTCAAAAGGTTGTTCACAAAATAACTAACTGTAGCACAGAGGTTTACTGGGTTGATGGAGCTAACCACATGAGATTCATTGACTTAAATAATTTACCTTTCAGAGAAATTGTACAGGGGACTGGTACTAATCCCTGTGATGTTGTTACCAGCTCAGAAATTGACTGTAACAAGTTAAATGTAAGGCCAAACTTCTCTATTCCACAGGTCACTTACAGAAGTGTAGAATCTGAAGGAACAACTATTGCTGGAGATTATCAATTTGCAATTCAGTACACCAATTCCCTTGGGGAAGCCTACACTTCATATTATTCTGTAACGAACCCTATTCCTATCTATGATAAATTCATAGTGAGTCCTAATTTCAACTATCCCGTAGGGAAGTCTATAATCCTTGACATAGAGAACATAGACACATCTGGGGTGTTTGATTTTATTAATGTAGCTGTAATAAAAACTATTAATGATATCTCTTCTGTAGATATTGTAGGAACTTATCAGATACAGGGTAGTAAGATGACTATTACCTACACAGGTCAGTCAAAAAGTGGTGTAACAGGAACAATAGAGGAAATATTTGAAAAGTTTCCTGTCTATGATACTGCTGGTGATGTGACTACTGTACAGGATATTCTTGTGTTTGCAGATCTTACATCTACACAAAGAATTAGTTATCAGAAGATTGCAAACCAAATAAAGCTTCAATGGGTAAGCTGGAAGATGCCTCATATACAAGGTCAATACGCAGATGAATTAAATGCTGCTAATCTTAGAGGCTACATGAGAGATGAAGTATATGCGTTCGATGTAGTGTTTATCTTAAAGAATGGCTATCAGACTGATAGATTTCATATACCAGGAAGGGCTCCTATTAGCTCAGATCTTACAATTATCAGTAATGGAGATTCAAATTTTGGACAAAGTATATGTGATGAAGTAGAAGGAAAACCTAGATGGCAAGTGTATAATACTGCTACATTGCAAGGAGTAGATACCAACTATGATTCTACTAATGTATGTTATCAGGGTCCATATCAATATGGAAATTTTTCATATTGGGAATCTACAGAAACTTATCCTTGTAATGAGCCTGTTTGGGGGAACCTCCAAGGTCGTCCAATAAGACATCATAAATTCCCAGATAGCTCAGTTACTCACCACCATGATTCTGCTGGCAATATATTCCCCCTAGGGGTAAGGCTGGACAGTACAGCTATTTTCCAATTAATAAAAGACTCAGAACTCACACAGGAGCAAAAGGATAATATTGCAGCTATTAAGATTGTCAGATCCAACAGAGCTGCAAGTAAATCAGTTATTGCTAAAGGTCT